TTCTATATACACAAAAATTTAAAGGAGTTGTTCCAAAATTTATTGATAGATTATATCAAGAACGTGTAAATGCTAAAAATAAAATGATTTCCTTGTCAAAGGAATCTAAAAAAATAAAAGATCCTGCTGAAATATCTAAAATAGAAGAAAAAATCATGGATTTAGATACCATACAAAACGTATATAAATTGATTTTGAACTCTATTTATGGTGTTTTTGGTCAAAAGTATTCTCCGTTGTTTGATATTGATCACGCAGCAAGCATTACCTTAACAGGTCAGGCAGTAGTTAAACAAGCATCGGAAATTATTTATGATTATGTAAAAAGTAAAAATATTGAGTGTGAAAAATCTGCTATTTACAAATACGGAGATACGGATAGTTGTTATTTTTCTATTCAACCTATCTTAGATCATTTTAATGTAGAATTATTAGATAATAAAATCACAGATAAATCATATTCTATTATTAATGAAATTGGGGATTATCTAAATAAGGGAATTATTGAATGGGCTAAATCTGAACTGAAATCAACAGATCCTAGATTTATTTTTAAACAGGAAGCAATCTGTGATGTTGCAGTCTTCATGGAAAAGAAAAGATACATAATGCATGTATTGGAATCGGAGGGCGTCGTTCCTAAAAAACCTTTTAAATATGTTGGAGTAGAAGTTATTCGATCATCCTTTTCAGATGCGACAAAAAACTTGATTAAAAATGTAATCGAATCTGCAATTTTATCACAAGACAAAGAAGCTTCTAATAAAATTTTAAAATCTGCCTATCAACAATTCTGTAATTTTCCAATAACGGATATTGCATTTAGAACCAAAATATCTGATATAGAAAAACAGAAAAGAAAGATAACATCTGATGGAAAAATTGGATTAGGCACACCAATTCATGCAAAAGGTGCTATACATTTTAATAATATGTTAAAACATTTTGATTTGGAGGGAAGATATGAATCTATTGGTAGTGGAATAAAAATTAAATGGTTTTATCCGTCTAAAAATTCTTTTAATTTTAATGCAATGGCTTTCTTGGATGAGTTTCCTTCAGAATTTAATCCTATTTTTACTATCAATCATTCAAAAATGTTTGATAAGAGTGTAACTCCTCCTGTAAAACGTCTTTATGATTGTATAGGTTGGCAGCTTCCACAAATTACTTTAGAAACTCATACAAATTTATTTGATTTATTGGGAGATTAATTTATAATTTTATCATGGAAGTACAACTAATAAGCATAACACAACCGTTAATCGAAGGATTAATATCAGCAGAAGATCTAATCAGCTATATCGCTAGGGTTTCCAATCCTAGCAATCAAATGAATACTGAAACTTCTCCAAAATTGTTGAAGTATTTAATTAATCATAAACATTGGTCTCCTTTTGAACAAGTTTCTTTGACGTTCCAAATTGTCACCTCAAGAGCAATAGCTGCTCAGATTCTTCGACATAGAAGTTTCTGTTTTCAAGAATTTTGCATAACAGGAGATTCTTTAGTAACCACTATTTTTCCTAAAAATAAAACTGCTCATTATATAACAATAAAAAAACTTTTTGAACGTCAAGATTGGAAATCTTATAAAAACATTTTAGTAAGAACTTTTGATGAAAAGAATAAAACGTTTTGCTATTCTAAAATAAAAGAAGTGTTTAATACTGGAGAAAAACCAGTTTATGAAATAACATTACATGATGGCAAAAAAATAAAATGTACAAAAGAACACAAATTTTATACCCCAAATGGGTTTGATACATTAGAAAATGTTGTAGGGTTAGATTCTAAATATCATACAATGTCTAAAATTGGTTATATAGGAGTAAATGGTATTCCAGCCCATCAATCATATGAATGGTTAGAATCCGTTAAAATGGAATCTATTAAAAATAAAAAGGGATTACCATACATTGCAGAAAAGGCTGGATGTTCCTATCATACAATAAGAAAATGGTTAAAAAAACACGAATTATCATTTTCAAAAAAAGAAGTAGCTAGTTATAGAGAAATATGGAATAAAAACAAATTTGGATATAAAACATCTCTTGTTTTATCTGAAAGTCATAAAGAAGCTATAAGAAAAGCCAGAAGCGGACTGAATTCAAATTGGTGGAAGGGAGGATGTGATAGGTCTGATAGGGCTAAAATAGGTGATTGGTGTCAAACTATACGTTTAAAAAAGTTAAAAGAATTTAATTACTCTTGTTCAAAGTGTTCATCTACTAAAAAATTAGAACTTGACCATATTATTCCTGTATGGAAAGATAAAGAATTGGCATACAATTATGAAAATATTCAAGTTTTATGTTCATCCTGTCACGACAAAAAACATTCACTTGATGGTGATACAAAAATATGGAGACAAAAACATGAGGGGAATAAATTGACTGTAAAATTCACAAAAATAGAAAAAATCGAATTTTTGGGAAATCAACAAACATTTGATTTGGAAGTTGAAAACAAAAATCATAATTATGTAGCAAATAAAATTTTAGTTCACAATTCTCAACGTTATTCTACAATTACCGAACTTGAATCTTTTAACATAAGAAAACAAGCAGATAAAAATAGACAATCCAGTAGTGATATGTTGGATCTTTCCGAAGAGGACTTGGAAAGGTTGAAATCCCACATCGTAGAGGGGGTTTCTTTATATGAAAGTTTGTTAGAAAAGGGTGCAGCAAGGGAATGTGCAAGAATGTTACTTCCCCTCTGCACTCAGACAAAACTTTATATGACCGGAAACCTAAGAGGATTTATTCACTATGTAGAATTAAGGACTCAGGAGAATACACAAGAAGAGCATAGAGAAATCGCAAGTGCTATTAAAGAATGTTTGATTCAAAACTTTCCAAATACAAGCGAAGCATTAAATTGGAATCTTTCAGTTGACAAAACCGAAAATTAATATAAAATATATAAGAACATGGAAACACAAAATAAATTCATCGCAATTCTAGACACCGTTGGCAGAACTATTATTGGAGAACCTGACAACACACAAAGCACAGCAGAAATTCTAGCCATTAAGAATCCCGTTATTCTTCATGTCGAGCAGCAAGATCAAATGGGCAGAATGTCTGTAAAACTATTTCCAATTATTTTCAGAGAGTTCTTGGGAGACAAGACTAGTGATTCTGTTGCCTTTTATAAAAAGACAAATATCACCGAAACAAATGTTGATGCATTTGATTATCGTTTGAAATCTCAGTATGATCAGATGTTTAATAAGAACAATGTATTCACTGCACCGTCATCAACACCATCACAACCTTCATCAGGGGAAAAAAACTCTCCTGCCATTATAAATCTATTTGATGAGGCTTAACATTTTAGTTTGACACACAAAAAAACCTAGAAAGTTTTTGACTTTCTAGGTTTTTTGTTTATAATACTAACATGGCTAAAAGAAAAAACGAAACAGACGAAACAGAACTAAGTGGTGACATCAAAGACGCATTCAAAATTCTTGATGATCTAAATCCAGATGCTCAATTTTTGGATGAAAACACTCTATCCACTGTAAAAGAGTGGGTGGATACTGGATGTATGGCATTAAATGCTATTATATCTGGTTCTTTGTATGGTGGAATACCCGTAGGAAGAATAACTGGGTTTGCAGGCCCACAAGCATGTGGAAAAACTTTGATGGTTAATAAAATAATGGCTAATGCACAGAAAAAGGGAATGCATGTGGTGTATTTTGACACCGAAAATGCTTTGGACAAGGAAACCGCTGAATCATTGGGATGTGATTCCTCAAAAATCAAGCATTGTCCGATTGAAATTATTGAAGAATGTAGGAATCAAATCGTAAAATTCTTAAAATCTGTTGTAGATAATGGTTTGCAAGGCAAAATTATGTTGGCAATCGATTCTTTGGGAAATTTGATATCTGCTAGAGAAGCAAAGATCATTGACGATGGTAAGGATTCCGCCGACATGGGTGCAAGAGCAGTTAGTTTGAAAAGCATGCTGAGAGCAATCACACATGCAGCAGCAAAGGCAAACTGTCCGGTTGTTTTTACTAATCATACCTATGACAATCCCGGTGCAATGTACCCAACTCTAGTAAAAAGCCAATCCGGAGGATCTGGGCCGCTTTATATGTCCTCTGTATTAGTTCAAATGTCAACCAAGCAAGAAAGAGTCGGTAAATCGGATAATAAAAATGCTTCTGACGAGACAACACCACTATCAAAGGATGTTAATGGTCTTACTATGAGAGCACTTACTACTAAAAATCGATTTGTACCTCCATTTTTGGAAGCAGAGATGTATCTAAATTTTAGAACGGGTATTTCTAAGTACTCTGGACTGTTGGAAATGGCAGAAGGATATAACATTGTTCATAAACAAGGACATAGATATGCGTTGGGAGAAGAAATTCTTGGATTTTATAAGGACTTTAAAGATAATGATGCAGTTTGGGCAAGAATTCTTCCACTTTTGGAAGAAAAATTGAAAACGGAGTTAAGATTCAACCAAGAAGAGTAATTTTGTTGTTGCCATTTCTAGGAAATAAGCATATGATACCAACATGGTAAAAAGCTTGCCCTTAAATGTTGAACTTTTTGAGAAAATGGTGATCTATAATGCTCTTATGGATCCCATTTATCTTGAAAGTATTGTAGAACACGCAAAACCTTCGTATTTCAAAGATAAGGATATAAAAATAATCTTTGAATCATTGTGTCAGTACTACTCTACATATAATAAAGTTCCAAATATAACCGAATTAAAGGTTCATTTGGTAGAACAAGAAAAAAGAGATGCACTAAAGAATGTTGCCTTGAGTTTTTCCGGTCTTGATAAAAGTTATGATAGAGATGTTTTATTAAAAAACACTGAAAGGTTCTTAAAAGAAAAGGCAGTATTGAATACTGTGATCAGAACTTCTGTGGATGTTCAATCCGGAGAAATAGACAGTGCTAAAATCTTGGCAGATTTTGAAAAAGCTTGTGGAATCTCATTAATTGAAAAAATGGGGTTTGATTATCTAGAATCTGTTGATGAGCATTGCAAAGAACTATTAAAAGTATCAAAAACAATTCCTAGTGGGTGGAATTGGTTAGATGAAAAGATTGGTGGAGGGTTTTTATCCGAAGGAAGGGCTATATATGTCTTTTATGGTGTTACTAACGTAGGAAAATCGATATTTTTGGGAAATATTGCCTCAAATATCTTAAATCAAGATAACACAGTAGTTTTGATCTCTTTGGAAATGTCAGAACAAGTATATGCCAAGCGAATGAGTGCAAACCTCACGCAAATAGCGATGGCAGATCTTACCAACAGCATAGAACCGCTTAAAAAAGAGCTTGGTTCTTACAAAACAAAGCATAAGAACGCAAAACTTATCATAAAAGAGTTCCCGCCACAAACAGTAACACCTAATCAGATAAAAGCATATCTAGATAGATTGGTAAAAAAAGGAATAAAACCTGATGTTGTGGTTCTTGATTACTTAAATCTCCTAGCACCTCCAGAAAAGGGAAAGAATTCATACGAATCAGTCAAAGCAATTACAGAGCAGGTGCGAGCAATGTCTTATCACTTTGAATGTCCTATTATAACCGCTACTCAGGCTAATAGAAGCGCATATGGAGAGGCTAATCCTGGTCTTGAAACGATGAGCGAATCCATGGGGCTTTCACATACAGCAGATGCACAGTTTGCAATTTGGTCGGAAGAAGGAGACGTGGATCTCGGACAGATTCACCTCGGAATTAATAAAAATAGGTTTGGACCTGTTCAATGTCATACCGTATTGGAGTTGGACTATCCTACGTTAACACTTAGAGATCCAAGTGATGTATCTAAAATGTTTATACCAAAGAAAAAAACCATTCCCGGATCCATTCCAGCAATTCAAAGCATAGCAGATACCTTGAATGCAATTGAAAATATTGGCAGTGATGATTGAAATTATATGAACGGCATATAAATATGTTTCAAATGGCTAATTGTCATCATATTTTCACGCATAACGATTTAGACGGGGCTGTAAGTGTTTTAGTATACATGTGGAGTCAACCTAAAGAAGATTCCTTTTATTATACACCCATATCTAATCTAGAAATTTCAAAATTAAAAAGAGAAGTATTAAACGCTCACAATCCATCAAAGACATTAATATTTGATATGGGATTGCGAGAAGAATTTCTACCAGATTTGGATAAATCGCATATAGTTTTTTTCGATCATCATAAATCTTCCGAGAATTTTATAGATAGGTTTAAAAATGCAAAAATAATTTATAAAGAATATTCATCCAATACTCTTTTGATGTATAAATTATTAAAAGATAAAATAGAAACAACCGATGCTAGAAAATTATTGGTTGCTTTAACTGATGATTTTGATTCTTATAAATTAAACCTTCAATATTCATATGATTTGAATATATTATTTTGGAGTGAATATCAAAATAGGTTTTCAGACTTTTTAAATGATTATTACGATGGATTCAAACCATTCACCGAAAAACAAAAAAAAGCAATTGCATTTATAAAAAATGAAGCAGAAAAAGAAGCTTTAAAAATACAAATGTTTTCCGGTTCTATCCATGTAGAAGGAAAAGAAAAAAAGGTTTGTGCTGCTATGGTAGATAGAATAGTTCCACAAGTCATGGAAGTGTTGGTAAGAAAAAATAAAGCTGATTTATTCTTTTTTATAAACATGAAAAATGAAAAAGTCTCCATAAGACAGTACAAAGAAAATGATAAAATAGATTGTGGAGCATTTGCAGAAAAATATTGCAATGGTGGTGGTCATATGAATGCTGCCGCAGGTACTATTACTCCATTATTCATGGAAATTACAAAAAACTTAAGCCCCGTTATATGATTATTACCTCAACACAACAAGTAGAAGACATGATGAACCCATCGAATGCAATGGATTTGTCGGAATTCGAAGATATTACTTTAAAATTTGGATCTTTTGTTTGCATAGCGAAAAAAAAGAAATTTAATTTCTTGAACTTCCTAAAATTCGTGATAGAAGATAAGAAGACACAGAACATTTACTTCAAACTTTTGAATGAAGAAAATTTTCAGATGATAATGAAGGCATACTTGAATAGTACGCCAAATATATACAAAAAAATATTTAGATCAAAACTCAACAAAGAAAAACCATAAAAATTGAATAATATTACGCAGCAAGAAAAAAATATTTATAATTGCTACTTAAAACATTACAGGAAAGGACTGCCGTTCCAACCTAGAAAAGATTTTTCAGACATTGATTACACTAATATAGTGCTTCTGCGTAAACTCAATGCGTTTTTCAATAAATTTCCTCATATTACATATGACGATTTTTTAGGAGCACCAAATTTCTTACATCCGGACGAAAAATGCCCTCCTCTCAACTTTTTCATAACTAGACCAGCAATTAAATCATATTCGTTGGCTATTAAAAAGCGAGAAGACGAATCTCCCGAAAAACAGCTTGACAAAATCAAAGAAAGTTTTCATTATATCGCAATGTTTTGTTTAAAAAACAATCTTTTCTTGGAAGATTACCTTAGCCATAAAACCCATAGCATGCCTACATGGATGCAACATTATAGAGAACATCATGTAAATCCATATGCCTTCTTTGAATTGGGAGATTTTAATAAATTTAAAATTATGAATGAAGAGGAGCGAATCGTATGGTCTGGAGATTTTTTTGAAAAAATTGATTCGTATCGGACTCGATATTATAACAGCGAAAGGACAAAAATCCTTGTAAAAGAAGCTGCTAATAAAATAAAAAATTTTCTAAAAAAAGAGTTGCAAACTTCAAGAGTTTGAGCTAATATTTAGAAGCATAGAAACAACAAAATAACACAATACAAAATATATGAAATATACAAGTAACCTATTCGAGTCCATTAAAGAGGCTCTTAACAAGAAAACAACATCAGAGAATGCCAACTATAAGGACTTCCTAAAGTTGGAGGTCGGAAACAGCTATGTAGTTCGTTTGGTTCCTAATCTAAACGCTCCGGAGAGGACGATGTATCACTACTATCATCACATTTGGAAGAGCATCATTACAACTCAGTTGGTATCCGTTCTCTGTCCGAATACATACGGAGAGACTTGTCCTATTGACGAATATCGTTCTAAGATTTATAACACCAAGAATGAAGCGGAAATTGAAAGGATCAAACCTATTCGTAGGAATGAGAATTGGCTTTGTAATGTATTTGTTGTAAAGGATCCAACAAATCCAGAAAATCAAGGTCAGATGAAAGTTCTTCGCTTCGGTAAACAACTTTATAATGTAATCTCTGCTGCAATTAGTGGTGATGATTCTGATGAATTTGGTTCAAAGGTATTCGATCTTTCGGAAAACGGATGCAGTCTTCGTATTAAGGTAGAAGGAAATGATGGTGGGTACCCTCAATACACCGCATCTAGGTTTATGTCTCCATCCGCACTTGAGGGAGTTGATGATATTGAACAGCTATATGCGTCTGCTAAGGATCTTGATACTGTTTTTGAACATAAGACAAGGGAAGAGATTCAGGCTACTTTGAATACTCATTTCTTGGGTCAGGAAGAAAGTTTTGCTCCTACAAACAAGACAATTGTTGAGGATGTAGAGGAAGATTTTATTCCAGTAACTAAAAGGGCAGATAACGTCATTGAACGAAACTCGGATGAGTTGTCTAATGATGATAAAATTCAAGACATTCTAAAGGATCTGTAATATGCAAAATCGAGAAGAAGTTATTGAAGCTGCAATGCTCGCACGTATGGTTGGTTCACACCTTATCGGTGTGGACCAACTGACCACAGAGCGTTCTAATAATCCAGCAAATAAAATTAACATGGAGAACTTTGTTGCTCCATTGTTAGGCAAACAAACACATTCACAGACCTTTATTGATCCGAGATCGGCTTCTCCTGAAATGGTAAAGGCATACGAAGGCTTGAATGAATTGGCACTGAGATCTGTTCCAGATCCTATCATGAGTCACCCACAACCAAATACAGCACCATTAATGCCGCAAGTAGCTAATTTAGCGATTCACACACCGGAACCCATTAAAAATATGCAACACCAACCATCAGATTCGTTGAATACTTTTGATGGATATTCTTGGCGTAAAGAAGATATCGGTTCTATTAAAAATTCATTGAAAAATATTGACAAAACTTTGGCGAAGATGTTTACTCTTTTAAAAGAAAAAGAAACTAATGTCTAAATTAATACCAATCCCAAAATCATTTTTAGAACGACTATTAAAACCTGTAAATAGATTAACAGAAAGTTGTATTTTAAAAACCGATAATCAAGGTTTATATACTATATGTTCTTCACCGGACAGTACTGTTATCTTATATGCTAGAGTAAAGCTTCCTAATGATGTTGAGAATCCTGTTAGGTTGAATTTAATAAACGTAAAAAAACTTTTGTGTGGATTGGATTGTTTAGGAAGTGATGGAGAATTTTCGATAGAATATACAGAAAATAACATAAAATGTTCTAATACTCTGGATGGGGAAAATACTCATTTTAAATATCACTTGGTAGATGATAGTGTCATTCGAGAATGTCCTGTCAATATCAATAAGATTTCTAAATTGAATTTTGATACAGAGTTTTTAGTATCTAGCAATAAAATAAAACAGATAATGGCTGGATATGCATTTGCTTCTGATACAACAAAAATATACTTTTATAGCAAAGATGATGGTGTATATGCAGAGATTAATGATAAAACATTATCAAATGTGGATAACATAACATTAAAAGTTTCTAATACTTTTAGTGGAGTAGAAATTACAGAAGCAGTTCCTATAAATACTGAAGTTTTTAAAAATCTTGCAACTTGCAGAACTGACGTTAAAATAAAAATTAACAATGAATACAAAGTATTTGTCTTTCAAAATAAGGATGATAACGATGTAGAATTAAAATATATCGTATCAGCCCTTGTAAAGTAATAACTAAAAAATAAATAATATTAATCTTATGTCAAAAAACAGAGTAACAATATGCAGCTACTTCATTAAACGTCTTCGTGACAGTGGATATGTAGTAGATAAACTATTCAATGATTATGCAGATTCCGATCCACGTAGTTGGACGGCAATTGTAGATCCTACGGTGGCTTCTATATTAGTAACTTGCTATAATAATCACAATGATTTAGGTGAAGAATATTTTGAAATGCATGATGGGGGGCAATTCATTCCAGAGCGATTTAAAATTAAAACAAGTTCTATCGAGGTTATTGTTGAATATCTTGTAAAATTTAATATCAACAACAAAGCCTCGACATATGCAGGAGCGTAAAAAACCTTCAAGGAAAAAAAAAGAAACAATAACACCATCATTATCCTCTACACCAAATGTAGAGGATAATGAATCTTGCATTAAGAATGTAAGAGATGTAGTTTTTTCTTCTATGAATGACATAGAGCTTCAAAAGGCTCTAGACAATTTTCTTAAGAAAAATATTAAAGATAAAAATTTAATAGTAAGAGATTTGAGCATTCTTCGCAACGTTATAACAGAGTATCTCGATGCTTATATATTGTTTGGATATAATTTAGAAGGAGAGAGGGTAATTGTTCAACAGTTTAAAACCCCAAAGGACCGAGATGCTATAATGGACTTCTTAAAAACTATATTTTTAAGACAACAGCATGAAAATTTTTTGGATGATGAGGGATACGAGGATTAATATATTATGTCTAATAGCTTTGTAAATTTAAATTTATTTCCGAGTGCAACCGCAACAAGCGGGTATAGAACTTGGCTTAATGAAATTGTTAAAACCGCAGGAATAGAAGATTTTGATCCTGTTTTAAAACCAATTAAAACACCCAATGGATATGTTAATGAAGATGGAACTCCCTATAAAGAATTTGATTATCTGCAAACTATTCCAGACTTTTCATTATTGAGCGGAGTTGGAGATTATAGATATTCTTTGGGTCATATGGTTTCTTCTGCATTAGAAACCTTTCTTCCTAGAATTTTATTATATACAGAAGTAGCACAGGCAGGTGGATGTCAGGTTATAGAAAATTATGTTTGTGATGCCGATGGCGTTCCTATTAAACAATTAGAAACTACATGTCCGGTGGGTACAACATTGGACATAATAAATCCACAGGAAGTTTTAGACTTTGTATTTACAAAATATAATACGAAAAAAACAGAAGACATTCAAGCTTTTTATAATTATATAAACGATAATTACATTAAGAATGGATTTATAGTTGAAATTTGTCAAATTGATAAATTTCCATATTTTATTTTTTTAAGATTACGAAAAGAAAATGAAACAAAATATATAAAATATCATTACGATGATAGAACCGATGTATCTATTTTGTTCAAAACTCCTATTATATACATAGCACAAAAAGATGCAACAGATTCTGATATATTAGAAGCATTGCAAGCAGAAATTCCCTTATATAATACTCGCCTAACAATTTAATGCAGATGCTGGTAATGTATTTGCAGGGATTGTATAATTTCCCGTTATAGGTGTTGTTGTAGTGCCTTCGTAGACTACACTAAATTGTGGTGGGGGAATTAGATTTCCACCAGAATCTCTTTTAATGTTGTATGGAATGTAATTTAATCCACTAAAAGGATCTAAAGCATTTAATCCATATTTTTCGTTTCTATTTTTGGTGTATAATCCACCACCACCGCAACCACCGGATTTCGACTTAGGACCCGGTGCTGAGCTATCTCCGTGTACTGGACTCGGAGTTGGAATAGAACTTCCTCCCATTCTTTCTTGCCCCCATGCCTTTCTGTCATTCCAAAAACTTGCTTTTGGAACTGTTGTGCTATGAGTATGATCTTCTCCAACTCTTGTATGGTTGTGTTTAAAATTCCAAACAGACATATAAAACAGCCCAACGCCTATTCCGGTTTGCTCTAATTCTATGGTCATTGCCATCATTATAGTATCATAAATTTCACAAATTAAAGAATATATTCCAGCTATTGTCATTATATAACCAGTCATTACATATCTAAATATAATATCTTTTACTAAATTTCCAATTGAAAGTGTAACGGCACTTCCAACCCAATTTGGACCTTCTATTTTAAATTTAGAAGGAGAACTAACCGTGCTTTCTGTTCTCATACTAGGAACAATTAAATATGGACATGATAAAGCACCATCCATTGTTACATGTCCTTTGAATGAGGCATCACCTCTGACGTTAAACGAGCCATTAATCATGGTATGCTGAGATTGCACAACAAATCCACTATCGCCACTCATATCGTTAGCATCCATGTATATATTTTTGCCTTTAATTGTAGTGACATTAGCAGAACCAAAAACAGCTTCTCCTTCATTGGCATTTAAAACCATGTCACCAGCCATTACATTAAATCTTCCAGAGGTTTGGATATCAACACCGGGAGATCCTGCATTAATTGTAAAATTATTTGCAACATCAAACATCACACTGCCATGGGTTCTTTGTGGAGGGCAAAATACAACTTTTTCGCAACTTCCCTTACTTCCCATGGCTAAAACGTGACCATTGCCATTTTTCCCCGGCATGAAATACAATCCAAATACATTATGTCCTTTTTTCTTATAAGCAGGAACTGTATTTTTCTTTAATCCCGATTTAAAAACAACATCAGTTTTATATGGAACAATTTCTGCACCACCAGAACCTAATTGTTTTGAATATTTTGAAATATTCTCTGAATTATCTTTTATTGCCTGTGCAGTTGCCTTATCAGCAGCCTTGGTTGCTGCTACAGGCGATTCTATTTGTCCTCCTTTACATGCAGGACTTCCACAACCACTTGGTCCGGTAAGTGCTATGTTTTTTTTAGGAGTTAATATAGGAGATATTAATGTTTTTGCTAAAAACTCAAGTACATCTAAAGGAAAGCAAAAATACGGTATTACATATTTTCTAATACACGCAAATAAATTTTGAACTAAAGAACTATGGTTATCAACTAAGTGAGTAACATTGCAAATAGGACATGCAACCATTGCTCCTTTTTTATCCATTGCAGCTAGTCTTGCTTCTTGTATTTTAGCAGTTGCTTCTTGAAGTTTTGTTGCAGCTTCGACTTCAGAATCCCCCTGTTTTCCTTTTATATTTTTTACATCACCTTTTGCATAAGATGTAGTAGAACCAGAGACAACTTCTTGTTTATTTCCTTTAATACTAAGATTAAAATGTTTATTAGAACCTAATGTTAAATTCTCCGCAGCATTTATTAAAATATGACCACCAGAAGATATTCTTATTTTGGACTGAGCCTTTTCGTTATTTGATAATTCTATATAAGAATCATCTCTAACAACATTTGATTTTTTTTTATCGAAAGACCTATAAACCGCAAAAATCAATCCACCAATTTTTGTAAAAATTGAATGATCTTCTTTTTCATAATTTTTGTCTAAGACAGGATTTGGTATCTTTGCCATATTTTTATAAACATATTTAGTTGTTTATGTTGAACCTTCAATAGCAGATGCAAAATAAACAGGTCTTTGTATATCTCCACCATAAAAGAAAACCCAAACCTTGGCACTTTCATTCGGAACCGAAACTGTTCCATTAGGAGAACCGGAAGCGGAAGAATATGTATTATTGTTTCTTGCAGCTTGTCCGTTTTTAGGATCATTTTGAGAATCTATAATGTTTGCATTTGAAGAATCTACGGATGGAATATTGTTTATGCCTAAATTATCAACATCTGCTCCAAAATAAGCCTTAACTCTTTTTTTATCTGCTTCTTCTATGTTATAAATTTCACCACCACTTCTTGCAGTTTCTATTCCCAATCCTATACCAAGAGGAACTAATTTATTAACAACATCGTATTCTTGATCATTTCCTGTAGCATAATTTGAATAATTTGAACCTTGTAAAACAGTACCATAAATTGTATTATCATATTTATTATTAAGAGTTTCGTTCGGAGAATATGACATTTTTTGTTGTGTTCTAGACCCATAATACGCTTTAATAGAATCTATTCCATCTGCATTTCTTAGTGCTATTCTATTCATAACACTCTCAGCAAACATTATCTGTGCCTGTTCGCCCTGCGATCCAACTTCCGCTTCTAATACAGAATAAAACCAAGCCTTTTTAGCAGGATCTTCCAATTCTTTAACAAATCTTTGTCTTAATTCTTTAATTTTAGGATCTATGGTAGGAGAATTTTGAAATGTTGTTTTATTACCTTCAATATTTGATGTTAATAATGCAGTTGAATTGGGATTTACCATAGATACTCCTCCCATTGCATCAAAACCTGCAAATGTTGGAGTTCCGGTATTATTCACCTCAACCTTTCCGGTAGAAGAATTAGAAGTTACTGATGTTGCACCTCCAAATATCGGAGCCGCATATTCTGCCCATGGAAGAGTTTGTTTTAATCTATCTAAAACACCATATTTTTGTAAATCTACAGTAGTTCTAAATGTTACATCTTTTAATTTATTATTCCAATCCGCAAATAAAGTATTTGTTAAATATGGAATAAAAACTTGAACTCTTTTTCTTCCTTCTGGATCATTATTACTAATGACCATTCCTAAATGATTTCCAAAAACAGGTTCCATATTATTCTACTGGAGGAGGTGGAGTAAAACTTTCTATTGTTGTACCAATCCATCCGAATGGTTGTAAATTTATATTCAATGGAGGCAAGTTTCCTGATATATTTGCTATAGAATATGAATATAAATTAGGACTTCCGATATTAACACCTGTATTAGAAGTTTTATACCACTTACTTCTATTACCAACAGTACCCGCAGAAGATAAAACATCCTCTAGAGGTCCGAGAGAAGATCCAAGTCCATAGCGTTTAACTATTGTATTTGCAATAGCAAGTGCTTCATTATTAGCAATAGTACCAAATCCTATGTTTTGATAAAGTTTTCCTAAAAAAGTTTGAGGCAAATTTTCAATATTTCGTATAAATTCATAAACTTTTTGAGTTTCTTTAGGAAATAGAGAAGCCAATCCTCCTAATGGATCATATGCAAAGTTAACTCCAAATGAAGCATAGTTAACTACGGTTTGAATTGCATTTAATGTTTGAAATAAGTTATCAGAACCATTAAATAACTGAGCAAAAAATCCAACATCATCCAAAATTGTTTGTGCAGCATCGAGTATTAAACATATTAAATCCAGTGGGATTATTTGTTCAATAACACTTGTAATATATTGCTGAACCATTCTAGATATATTGTTTAACCATGTATATAATTGTTGCACTAGAAGAACCATTCCCTGATATATTTCAACCAATCCTTGATATAACGAAGTTACAGCACCAGTTATGAACCACATAGCCTGATTTAAACCACCAAACGTATCAGAAGGAAGAGAAAGATAGGAGCGAGTTCTTATGACATTGCAAAAGTTTTCAATATCATCCACCATACCCGGATGTATTTTGTTTAAAAGATCAGTAGCCAAACAAGGAGTGTTAATACCCGGTCCAGTCATTATGTTTACCGCATTATTAGCAGAATATCGAGTAAAAGACCCATCAGAACCTATATCTTGAAGTTGTTCTTTCTTACCCGCAGGAGTATTTTTTAAATTTTCCTCAAATCCATTGTCTTTTATATAACAAGTAACAAACCATTTATAAAGATCAGGAGTTATTGATACTGGATCTGATCCAGTAAACGTAAATTGTGCTCCTAAAGCATCATATCCCTTTATTAAAATAAAAAGAAGAGCGGCATAAAGGTTTTCATTGGGTAAACAGCTGTGTTTTATCTTATATAAAACACCATCAGAACCAAATATAAGACCTGTTTGAAGTTCTAATGAAGCTATAGTGACTCCTTCAGTAGCATCATCCAACAAATTAACTATCGAATTCTTTGCAGAAGAAAGTGTATTTGTTATTGTAGAAGAAAAATTCAATATAGATTGTGCTACTGGATTTATTTTTTCTGAATTTGTTGTTGCATCTGCCATAATAAAATGTTACTATAATAACTTATGTCAAAAACCATAATTTACCCGCCAATTGGAATATCTGGTGCCGCATTATCTGGAAAAGATACTCTATGCTCATATCTTATTTACAATTTTGCTCTTTTATACAATACAAAAGCCAAAAGATGTTCAATTGCAGGTGATATTATAAGAAAAGATCTACAAGAAATGATTTTTAGTAAGATAGATGCTGATATAGACATAAATGATCCCTTACAAAAGGAAAGTGTTCGTCCTCTGATGGTTGAATATGGTAGATATATGAGAAATCAGACAAACGGTAGGTATTTTATTGAAATTTTGAACAAAAGTAAACAATTTGGCAAGAATTTTATCCCAATTATACCAGATATTCGCTATAATGAGTATGAAAAGGACGAATTGTATTGGTTGAAAGAAGAAAAAAAAGGAATTTTAATATTTTTAGAACGAGATGACATTCCTCCTGCCAATAAATTTGAAAAAAATAATAATATTTCTCTAAAAAAGGCAGCTGATATGGTTATAGAAATACAAAATTTTTATAAAGCAGAGGATTATGCTGATTTTATACAAGATTATGTTGATAAAATTATTACCACTTACCAACAGGGCATTTCTCAGCCCTTAGATAGGTCTTAACAGCCATATTACATCCGCATTTTCCGCATCTTTCAGAGCCAGAATCAAAAAATTCACACCCTCTGCATATGGATAAACGTGACTTTGCTTGTTCAGAATCAGTTTTTAATGCGTTTCCTGCCATTACACTTGCTGCATTATTTACTATGCTTCTTCCTAAGTTAACTGCCATCTTAGTTGCTGATGGCATTTGCGGCTTATTTGATGATTGTAGCTGCTGTATTCTATTGCTTTGTAGACTTCTTAGTAATGAATTTTTGTCCATATTAGTATTTATCGTCAAGTTCTTCCCACCATTTACTGAAAATATCTATTTTAGTGCAGATTACATCTGTTGTGTATGATTCTTTATCAAAATAATGTACAATTTTGGTTATTAACCATTGTCCTAAAAATTTATCGTCAAATGGATTTTTATCTGCCGTGGAAGAATCACGATCAACGAATAAAAACTTACCCGGAGTCCTAATCGTAAGCCCCGTTGCTTTAAAGTAAAGTGCTTGATTTAACATTAAAAAATCTTTTAACATTGAAATCATACTCATATCCGTAGGGAAAAATGTTCTTTGGATAAAACAATTAGATGTCATCAATCCACTACTTTTGGTTTTGTTAAAATTAAACAATAATTGTGCTTCATTGTTCTTGTTTTGTTGACTAAAGCTATGCAATCCTTCCTTTGCGATATTTTTCATATTTTCCAACACATCTTTAGCAGTATTATTTGTATAAAATACATTAAATTGATTTTGAGAAAAATTATAATTATGAACTGGTTTATTTGTAAGGTTCAAATCATCAATAGGAACCATAGAAACAAATTTATAATTATTTATCATTGAAGCTATTCCAGATTGAAAATTTCTTATCACAGAATCTTCATTTTGATTATACGGTGCTCTTGCAAAGTAAGGACTAGAATTCGTGATTTCTTGATTGTCATTTATAACAATTCTTTCTACTTGATTATTATTAGCTTCTTGAATAATTTTTTTTAAAGAAATTAATTTAAATCTTTTACCACCTACTCTATCGTATCTATCCAAGTCTAAAAATGCTGGAGAATTGTCTTCTGATTTAAATAAACTATAAACATAATTTAAATCTTCTAATGCATTTCTATTGGCGGGAGAGGTATATAATACAGATCCTTCATAGTTGGGTTCTCCAGAAGAACATCCCGAATCCCAATTATCAAGATCAAAAATGTTTATAGATTGATCGGGATCGTCTATAAATTTTCCTCCTTTGGAACTACCCACTTTAATACCATTTGAGCTAATTCCATCAGAACTATTGGATGCTGCTGTTTGTATTATAGATTTTATAGCATCACTCACTGGCATACTTCTTTCTGTATCCTTTGCTAGTATATTCCCTTTATTAGGACCATACAATGCAGTAGACCATTCTATGTTTCGTTCCAATAATATTTGATATCTTTCATCCCAAAAATAAAATTTTCTTGTTTTTTTAGTAGCAGAATTAGTTTTTATATCTTCAATGTCATAAACAACAAAATTATAAGCCATTTCCCACTGTTCTGGGGGTAATTGTGAATTTGAAGAAGAATTGTTTGCTGTTGTTATTGGATATATCTTAATGTTTATTTTATTTCTTCCATCTGTTCTAAATAAAAACGGAGCATCTATTTTTTCTTGATTTTTTGCAGGAATAGAGCCTCTTTCTATCATTTCATAATCAGTAGACAATGTTATCCAACCTTTTGTATTCCAATCATCCAAATTTTCTTCTATTGCAAGACCATCAACAAAGAAAAATGGAACTGCAAATGGTTTAAAATTTTTTATTTGATTATACATCCAAAGTTCAATATAAAATAATTGACCTCCAATTTGATGTACAAATCTATTGTCCAAGTTGGATCCACCAGCAGTATCGTTAGAATTTAATGCTGGATTGCTTACTTCTGCATTTGTAGATGGAACTTGAGTTACTGGCATAAATTAACAATTAGAACTATTAATATCCTTTAATAAAGAAATATTTAATTGATTAAAAACGAAGGTTGCAGTACAAATAATTTCATTTGCAGTTTGAAAAGAATATTCAATAGGACTTAAACTAGTTATAAATGCTTGTGTATATTTAAATTCTATTATTTTATTGTTAAATTCATCTAAACCAAATAAACTAAACGTAGTTGTAAAATCTGACATGGGATTTGTTAATCGAATATCGTCAATTTCCATTATTATTGGTTCTGTTAAAGTAGTGGAACTATTTTCACTATTATTAAATAGATTTAACCATTTCCAAAGTATCCAATAGTTCTGATATCCATTATCAATTAAAAATTTCAAAGTTAGAGAATCATATGAAGGACGAGATATGCTAGATGCATTATAAACCTGTCCTCCGAAAGGAACTTTAATTTCATTAACCTTTATACTTGGCACCGGAGATCCAAATGTAGTAAATTGAACCTGATCTGCATTGTAATTTGATTCTATTACAAGATCTTGTTTTCTTTTTAATGCTATTGGCAAATCCATAACAAGTTTGAATTTGTCATTCCTAGATCTATTTAAAATTGATTGATTCATATTAAAAAACTATAGTCGGATGATAGGTGTCCATAGAAGACTTATCCATTTCATCAGCCTTTAAAGGCAACATACGATCTGGACCATCACTTTCCAATAACCATGTAGTAAGAGCCGCCCTATCATCTGAATATAAATCAAATCCAGAGGCTGTATCCATGTCACCAACATATGAAAATGGAGTATTTACGAAAGGTTTTCTAACAATTGTTTGTCCTCCTCCTATTAATAAAGGACTATTTTTAATAATCTCCTTATTATCTGAAATTGGAAAAATTTTCATCGGCCTACCTTGATCGTCTATGTCTAAAATATTAAAATATTTTCCAACCAATGAAGGATCAAGAATAAATAATGCCCAAATAAGTCCAAACACTCTATCATCTAAATATTTATCAGATTTTTTTGAATATGTAAAATTTGGAAGTCTAATGAAATTGTCTATTTCTAATAATGTTTCAATATCATTTAATTTCACTGCCTTTAAACTATTAACCCAATATCTAAAATTTGTTATTCCTTTATATCTGGTATTTGTATGATTGTGTATACCAAATCTATTAGCATTGTTATAATGCTTACTAAATCCCTCAAAATGATAGGAAACAACATTTTCATAGTTGTGAGTTTGGCACAAAACATCTAAAATTTGTTGACCATTGTTATTATTTTCAACAAGAATCGGAGGTCTTCCCCAATCCTGTAAAATTCCCATCAAACGAGTTCCAAAATGAAATGGATTTATATTATTTGAAGAAAAAAGAGCTACTTGTTGAATATCCTGTAAATTTGATACGTCTAATATCTGTGCAACTGAATTTGATCTTCCAATTCCTTCTCCAACGTCAACTCCTATGACATAGAAACTTTCCGGATTGGGCAATTTAAATACTTGATAGGCTCCATCTTCCAAAGATAATATAGGTTCTGAACAACTAGCCTTTAATTCGGCTAGATATTCTTCATCGATAACGCCCTTTCCAGGTTCGTGGAATTTATTGGCATATTCTTGATCAAAATCATCTTTAGATCCCATGAGAGCCAGTGTTTTTCTTTTCCACTCTTCATCTCGATCTGGAACATCCCACCAATTAACAATTTCTAAGTGCCATTCACTGTTTTCTTCTTGTGCGCTTTTATAAAGTTCATAAAATTTATTATCAGTTCCATTTGGAGTACTAATAACAACAATTTGCGACCTTTTCATCGATGAAATAATTGGAATAGCAGACTTCCACAATTCTTTCATCAAATCATTAGGACAATGAGCCATCTCATCAATAATCAAAAGATTACTTGTAGTTCCGCGAGGTCCAGATGATGATGTTGTACTAACAGTTATTGCTGAATCGTTTCCAAGATTAAAACCATCTTTTCTCCAAGATTTTATAGGAGGTTTTAAGTATATAGGAAGTTGTTCATATGCCATTTTAATTCTAGCAAATATTTCCTTAGCAGTTGCTTCTTTATTTGCTACAATTGTTATTCGCTTATCAGATTGAAAACATACTAACCATAATGCATAAATAGTTATTGTTGTAGTTTTTCCGCTTTGTCTTGAGCTAAGAATAACATTAAATCTATTTGATTTAAATGCCTTCAGTAGAGTTTTTTGATACTTATAAAGTTCTATTTTCCTTTTACCATCTTCGGTTATTATGTAAAAATGACTTTCTGCAAAATGCAAAATACTTTTGACGCAAAGCCTAAGCTCTGCTTTCATGTCATCCGTCCATTTAAACAATGCATCCTTACGAAGGATGTTTTCGTTTCCTTGATAGAACTTTCCGTCTACAAGAATATCATCTATATCTAAATCATCTAATGAATTTTCTTCTACTTTCTTTTTTCTGGGCATTAGGAATACTTATAAAAATATATAAAAATGCTATCTATTGATTTGACTATTCAATTCTGAAATAATAGAAGAAACATACTTTGCTTTTAATATTTTCAATTCCGTTCCATTTTCTGGCATTTTTACTGGATTTTGAATTTGATTATAAGAACATACCAACCACCACAAATCCATAGTATTATAATATTTATGTGATATTAAATGCCATGTATCATTATATGTAGTATAATAAGAATCTTCTACGTCTGAATTATTTGCTGGAAATAAATTAATAGCTCTTAATAAATTATAAAATTTAAAATCATTATTATCGTTATAGATATTAAAAAAATTTTCATATCTATACATTGAAATATTTGATAAATCTGTAAAGGAATTATGTTTCATGAGTTTTTATTATTTTTTGCTAAAAGGGTTTAGATAATTAGTAGCATCAGCAGCAATATTTCCAACCTCCTTAACTACATTACTTGCGGCATTAACAGTCGCAGTAGCTGCTTCTGGGGTTGTTAATGCTAAACTTTTAATAACACTAATTCTTTGATTAGGATTTGCTGCTCCTCTATATATATTAGTACTTTCTGGAATTAATGAAGTTAATGTTATAGTAACTTTATATGCTTCGGGAATTAATGAACTAGATCCATTTCCTATATCTATTTCTCTAGTTGCTCCTATACTTTTTATCGAATAATTACTAACATAAGCAGCTGGCATAAAAACTCCTCCTCCTCCTTCACTTTCTACTGTATATATTTTAGGAGGAATGTGAGTTAAATATGTAGTTCTTATTTTTAAATTTTGAAGAGCAAATAATTGTACAAACCAAAAATTATCTATTGTTTTTTTTATGTCTACTGTATTATATAAAGGAAATGAAATGCTAACGGATTTATTATTAGAAGATTCAAATGTTTGCGGAGTCTCATAACTAAATCCACTAGTAATAAAACTTGCAATAGAATCACTTTTTCCTATAGCGGTTTTAATAAGACCTCCAAATACTGGCATTTTTTCAAGGTCTAATGGTTTCCAAGTGTTTACTATGTCTCCATTCAAGGAATCTCCGGGTTTTATTAAATAAGGAAGTCTATAGTTAAATCCGGTTGCAATTCCTTCGTATAGCATACCATATGGATCGTCTTGTTTTTTTAAATCTGCTATATTTTTAAATAAATTTAGAATATTTTGCGTCCATTTTCCGTATGGTAATGTATATTCTTTTAAAGAAATTGCAGGAACCTCGGATATGGCATTTACTGTCATATTATTTTTCCATTGAAAATCCTTTATAATATCTATTGTTCCTTCCACTGGCGAGACGAGCGGCCATGAGAATTTAATGCCATTAAATTGTATAGGCTGATCAGTTATTTTAAAAAATCTGTTCATATTTTTTTAATTCCTAAAAGTGTTCGAGTAATTTCTTGCATTATATTTTTGTCTATATTCACGCACTTCATCTCTTTCTCCAGAAACACTTCCCTTAGAATTGCCACCAGTTATAACAGTTGAACTTCCTTGATTATCAGATCCGTTTGATATTGCTCTTCTTAGTTCTTCTATGCTTTCGGGAGAAAGACTGGTTGTTTTTGGAGTTGGTGCTGGAATTGGCAGTGCTTCTCTCAAATCTATATTAGGAGGAGGAGTAACAGGTGTTGGAGTTCCTATGGGAATCCATTTTTTGGGTGTTTCTACCCCAGTTGGACGATTAGAATCCACTTCAACACCATCTACTGTGTAAAATTGATCGTTTTCTCCACCCATTTCATTATTTTTACTATCATCCGCCATTGTAGATGCAGATCCATTTGAATCCACTTCAACACCATCTACTGCGTAAAATTGATCGTTTTCTCCACCCATTTCATTATTTTTACTATCATCCGCCATTGTAGATGCAGATCCATTTTTGTTAAAATTTTGATTGGTTAAAGCTTGTTCCGATGCTTGTTGTTTTGATTCTTGATCTTGTTCGTCTAAAGAATCTAAATACATACTAAGAGGAATTTGTATAAATGCCATTTCCGGACCTAATAGATATAAAAGATTGCTAGAAGCAGAAGCCAATCGTAACCACATTCCTTTATAATCCCCGTCCATTCCTCTTTTAATAGCCATTCCCAATTCATAAAGACCACCAAATAATGGAATTCTTTTTAAAAACGTTCCCAAAGCACCTCTTCCGAATAATGCTCCTATTTTAGTAAGATTTCCTAGTTTAGATGCTACGGCACTGCTTGCAGAACCAATACCTCTTAAGATCGTTCCCATTATGCTAGAAGATTGTGCAACCGCTTTAATAGCATTTGTTCCTCTTGTGGCAAGAGCAGCAACAGAACCTGCAAGAGCAGCACTTCTTGTAACTAATCCCTTGGGTAAAATATTTAAAATAGCAGAACCAGCAGATGATGCAACTTTAGAAACTCCCGAACCAATTGCAGCCCATCTAGGTGCTACTTTTTTTGTTATTTGGCTACCAACTGCTACCGCACGTTTACCTGCACGTTTTTTCATTAAAAAAGCACCCAACGAACCAACACCTAATCCACCATATAAAAACAGGTTTTTATAAAAATCCATTCCTCCCGGTTTATCAACTCCCATTGCGGAAGAAGCAACGTCAATAGCATCACTGGCAACTTTGGTACCAGTTAATTTATCTATATATTTTCCAATAGATTCTCCGAAAAATCCCAAAGCCAATCCTGCACCGCCTATTGCCAATGAAAAGCTTGAAAGAGGAAGTATTAGCTTACGAAGTATAAACCTAGCAAACGTGCCAACAATCGCTAGCAATCCTACGGTTATTCCTAAACCCGCAAGTCCTGCCAATGCCATTCCTCCTCCACCAGAACCGCTTGGTTTATCAGAAATTTCTTTGAGTTTTTTATCGCTTTGATTTAAAGTTTCATCAATAGCTTGTAAAATTTTTTGTTGGTCTTTAGCATTTATTTTTAAAGAATTAAAAATTTCTGAAAGAGATTTTGGATCTAAAGTAACTTTAAGATTTCCATATGGATCTTTTTTATACAATTCTTTGCTAAATGGATCTATTTGTTGTTTTTTTTCGATAGATTTTTTATAAAAATCCATCATAACATCCAGAGATAATCCAGTTTTTTCAGCGATTGTAAATAGCTTTGATTGATCTATAGTAAGCTTATCAGATTGATTGCTTATTAATTGATCAAATCTTTCTAATATTTTTTCTAATGCTGAATTAGAGGAATTATTATCAGATACTTCATCTGATTTATTTATATTTTCTTGTCTTTGTACAAGATTATTTTGAATATTTTCCGGAAATCCTAACGGATTTGTTATTTTTCTTATAGTTTCTTCATTGATTTTATCTAAACTATTTTTTATTTCATTCGAAACTTCTAAACTTTTAGATAAAATTTCTTTTCTTATAACATCTAGGGGAGTAGTATCAAGATTTTCAGACGAAATTCCTAATAATTTGCTTATTAATTCTTTATAATTTGTTTTTTTTGCTTCATCTGCAAGTGATTCTTTTGCCTTATATGCAATATTTGCAGCTTCGGCGTGTGTATTTTGGAATGAATCTTGAATATTTTTTGATGTTGAGGATGCTCCTAATAAAAGCTCTAAAAATATTTTAGAGTCTATAGACCCAGCAACAGAAATTCCTTGATTTTTTAGAAAATTTTCTAACTCTTCCATGCTCATATAGAATACTTAATCTAAAATGAGCATTTCTATTTCAACTACCAACAAATAACATACTATCAACTTCGATAATCTTGGAAACCTCTTCGTATTTTACGGTAGATAAATTGTTAATTTCACCTCTCCATTTAACAACTTTTTCTAAAATATTTTGAACCAATGCGGCAGGAAGTTTTTCAACAAATTGAATTTTTTGTGGAATATGCATACTTTGATAATCAAAATCAGTTCCATTTAACTTTACATGTCTTATATATTTTGAAGTTTCGCCTAAAAATGCCCCTGTTATTATGTTTTTAATTTCTTCAACTTCATTGGATTTTTTTTCTTTTCCGTAGATATAAGAATCAAATTTATATTCTTCGCTAAATGTTGGAATATCTATCAATACTTCCAATTCTACAGAATTTTTAGAAAAATTTATAATTTCAGCCTGTGGATGTGTATATTCTTTGAAATTATTTAATACATCTGAGATATTCACATCACTTTCTATTTTCGGTTCTTCTTGAAATAATACTTTTATCTTATCAGATATTTGATATCGCATAGAAAATGCTATAGAATGTTTGTCAATTGTTGTAAATTTTTCTACAATTTCTTTATCTTCTGAGCAATTAGAACATACTATCTCATAAAAATATTTTGAAAATGTAGATTTCAAAACCGTTGAGTCTATAGCAGATTCTATTAAAGTTTTTTGCTGTTTTGCTGTAATTTCTTGTATTTTAACGCTTCTTTTTAATGATGGAATCCAAACATCACTGGAAAAAGATTCTTTTGATATATTATTTAAAATGTTTAAAGCTTCATTGAAATTTATTTGCGTTGTGGTTTGTTCTGACATAAAACTAATTACTTCATCACTCTCCAAATTCATCCATTAAATCTTCTAAATTAGATGAATTTTCGTTATTATTTGAAGATTCGCTCTCCGATTCTTTTCTGTTTTTAATTTCTTCTTCAATAAAAGAACAAAAAACTCTTCTGTCTGAAATTGAAATATTGTCTACATATAAAGGATTTATGTTTTTAGATGCTAATGCATAATATTCTTGATATATATTTTTTAAAGGTTCTGTAAAAAATAATCTTATGATATGTTGATATGATTTATTGTATAGATTGAATTTAAAATAATCCATTTTTTTAAGTCCAAAAAGATTTTTCTGTGCAATATTTTCAATACTATTAAATATAAAGGTTTGTATTTTTGTTTTTACTGAAATCGGCAAACTTTCGTATATTTCTAATTTTTGTTCATGATTAAATTCTTTTAAATCTATTTTATATTCTTTTGTTGAAATTGTTTTAATATATTCTTGTATAGTAGATAATATATGTATGTATATATTTTTTTCTTCATTTAAAAACAAATTTTCAGATTTTACAGAAGGCCAGTCCAGTGTTATAGTAAAATCCTTAACTTCCAAAATAGAATTTTTCATACAATCGTTTGCCGCATCGAACAAAAGTTTCATAAAAATATTTAAATCTATAGAAATTTTTGAGTTTTTAGTAAACTCGTCTTCTGAATTTTTAAATACTAATTCGATTATACTTCCTATGCTTAAAATTCTAAGTTTTGTTATGAATAAAATATATTCTATTATGTTTAATTCATAAAAATCTTTTTTATTTTCTATACAATTTGAGACAATATCTTTTATTACTTTTGCATATTCAAGATATGTGTCTTCGTTTTCTGGTAGAAGAATATTAGCCTTAGACAGTATTAACTGTTCCTTAGAAGATATATCTCTATAAAAAATTCGAGTCCCTGAAAAGGGCATCTCAACTGAATATAAAAAATATTCCATTATATATTTTACTTAATAGTTTTTCTAACTAACATGCTATTTTTATAACCCGGATCATAAGTAAATTTAGGAGCAGCAGGAACAACCGAAAACCCTCTTGTAGTTACAATTCCATTATTATCTTTAGTGACAGCAGTACCCGTTTCAAAAATAGGAGAACCATCAGCACCGTAAAGAGTATTTGTATATTTAAATCCTCCAAGTTCTCGGTTAGAACTGATATCTACCTGAGATTTTTCGGTTATATTTTCTCCACTAGCCATATTATTATAATCCTCCGCAGCAATACTATAAGAATCATATACAAAATCAACACTTATAGTTTGTAAAGAAGGAGAATTATAACCATCGGAATAACCTCCTACGCTTACAGGTGCTATATTATAGAATCTTATTAGTTTTCTTTTAAGCGGTTTGGTATATGCTCCTGCTTTTCCCATAAAAATTACATCTAATTTATTGGCTTTTACGTTATATTGAGGATCTCTTCTGGTTACAAATCCAAAATGTCCAACCAAAATCATCCAAGGACGAATAACAAAATCAACAAAAGAAGCATTGGTTTCATTAAAAGTTATAGTCAATTTTCCAAATGGTTTTCTGCTACTCATAGTAACCGGAGCTTGAAATCCCGCATATTCTAAACCCGCATTAGAAGCATTTATACTATCGCTTGGAATTGATATTTCAGAAGCAAAAACACATGCTAAAAATTCATGACCCTGTTGATATTCATCAGATATTAAAGATTTAACAACAGAATCTTGTATGCCCCAAGAATCTTCAAAGCTAGAGCCGCTTTCGTATCTCCTAACATTATCGATAAAAGATTTTTTTAAAGCAAGTATGTCTTTAAATGGTATGGTTAAAAACCACTGACTCCCAACCGCTATAGAACTAGGCCATTTACTTATTATATCTAAATAATAAGGTATTGGACCGTTTAAATTTTCAAAAGCCATATCAAATACTTATGTATGATATGTTATTATCAACATTTATCTAGTAAGAAGCGGAGATGATTCTGGCTGAACCCAGTATTGATATGCAATTGTTGCCTGTGTAGTAACAATGTCGCCACCAGTGGTTACGTCAAGATTATAATCACCAATGTTTACACAATAAGCACCGATTAAATTATAAACTCTTATAACCTGACCACCCTTGCCCATAAGTGCAAGACCAATATTTCCTAAATCTTTTACTTCATAAGCACCAGTGCTTGTTGCATCATCAAATGTTCCGCGAGTCCAGAGTTCAAGCTTAGAACGAATGGATACGTCTTGCGGCATTCTAAAGGTTACATTCCAAGAATCACTTGAAGGATAGCTGGCGGTTCCGGGAACATTGAAGGAAAGTCCCATAAAAGGGACCGCAATGGTTTTAATCGCACGTTTAGGAAGACTTGTTGTAGTAATATATACTAAGTCTTGCTGATCAAAAACAATGTTTGTTGCTCCAGATGATATATAAAGAACTCGGAAAAGATTTGTTCTTGCGAAATCTTTGTTGATAGCATTCTGAAAGAAGCTATTGATATCTTGGTTTTGAAATAGGTTTGCCATATAATATATTTATCTTTTAAATCATCTAATAAGCTCGTTAAAATCAACACCTGTTCTGGTTGCAATGAAATCAGCTAAAATAAATTCAGCAGTTCTGACTGGTTGAATGTATATAGAAAGTCTGAGTTCATTGTTATCAATTACATCAGGAGTATTGTTACGTTCATCGCAAACGATTCTATAGTCATATAAACCATCATTGTTTTTAGCTTGATTGAATATAGGAGCTAAACCATTAACCAAACGAGATCTGGTTGTGAATGTGTTAGGCTCGAATACATAGAATTTTAATAAACTTTCTGTCGTTTTTTCGAGTGATAAGAAGAGTCTTCTTACATTGATTCGATCAAATGCGGAAGGTTTAGTAAACAATGTTTTCTGACCAAATATTACAAATCCATCACCGGGAAAGAATGCAATTGGATTGACATTTATTCTCGCAAGTAAATCACGTTGTTTTTGTGTAGGATTGATTCCAACATCAGTAAGATTTGTTAAAACACCACGATTGAATCCAGCAGGAGCAGACCAAGGATATGCTATTTGTGAAGATGTTGCAAACACTGCGGCAACATAACCAGAAGAAGGAATCCAAACTTGCTTGTTAGAAGCGGTATCATTTGTTTTAATCCAGTTTCCATAAACCGCTGCATAGCTTGAAACGCTTCCAGCATAGAGGTTTTTTAATGGCCAATAGGTATCACTAGAAAAGACATAATTAGCATTTCTAGATACTTTTGAATCCGCTCCTTGAATGAAGATATATTTAAGAGGATCAGCAATGAAAACATGATCCTTTCTTGTATTATCAGCAAATGCTACAAATTGATTTGCAATGTCTTTATAATCCGCACATATTCCTGCAACCGGATTATTTGTTTGATCTTTAAGTATTGTTGTATCAACAAAATAAGTATCATCATAGATATACGGAGCATTCACAGTAGAAGTTCCATACAAAGCAGTTTTTCTTGCTTTAGCACCTGTCCAGATGGTTCCTAATCCAGCTTCAGCAGTTACGTCCAAATCAATATCAAGATTATCGATATTATTTAAAATTCTTTGAAGTTTTGCTGGAACATTTCCAACATCACCCGCAACCGAATTTGTATCTGAAATATAAACGCCCTGTGAGAAAAGACTTTTAGTTTCATTAGCAGTTCTTACAGTTTTGGCTGGTAAACCATCATCATTAACCCAATCTCCAGTATTTGAAATATAAGGATTTATTACAACCTTAATCTTATTTGATGCTCTGTTTGCTATATTTTCCAAGAAGAAAGTATCAGCAGGACCAGCATTTCTATCATTTTGTGTACGTTTGCTATACAATGAACCAGTATAGCCCTCTGATACAATTGCGTCAATAACAACCGTGTCCTGTGCATAAATAGAGGTACGAAGCTTAAACACCATAAGAGTTAAGCAATCATTATAATAGCTAGTTCCAAAATCAATTCCTATTGGAAACTGTTCAACTGTTTGAGAAATACTATTTCCTGCGGATGAAAATGATTGAGTCAGAGTAAAGTTTAATCTTGAGCTTGGAACTGTTACAAATGTTTGATAATTTCCATTAACAATTGTATTACTTGCTTTTACGCTTGTTATACAAGTAAAATCAGTTGCAGGGTTGCTATTGGAATTATCAGAAATAGCAATGTAATACCCCTCATAGAGATTATTGACAGAGGTTTTTACAGAATCGATGACAACAATACCGCCATAATTTTGAAGATCTTTAAAACTTTTGATATTGACAGCACTATAAGAATTTCCCCAAGCAACATTATTTTCAACGATATCCAAATATTGTTGATCAGAGAGCAAAATAGATTTAGGAGACAATACATCATATGATGTAGAATCCGTATATGAAAGATTGGTGGTTGTTGCGGTATATCCGCTAATAACGTCTATGATTGTATTTTCATAAACAGCCTCTACTGATGTGAGACTGAGATAAGTAGTATGTGAAATTTCGGTATCATATCCCAAATATACAGGATATGAATTAGTTCCATCAGAACTCAATGCAATATTTCCACTAACTGTACTTAATGCAGCTATTTTAGTTGTAGTTTTTCCTTGAAGAGGATATACTAAAGCAGTGTATTGATTGGAAAATCCTGCTCCTGCACCAGATCCGTATGGCATTCTTGTTACCAAAAGATTAGTAGGAGATTGTGTTAAAAGTTGACGAGCAGAATGATAAAGATATCTTTCAGCTGCATTTGTTGGACTTCCGAACACTTCTTCATATTCAGAAAGACTTCCAACATTGATAATCTCATCAGTTGGTCCTTGGCTGGCAAACCCTGTGATAAAGGTATTTGTTGCTCCAGTTGGTCTTGCAATAAGGCTAATATCTACTTCGTTAATTTGTACACCGGGAGATGCTATGGTTCTTGTTGACATAATTTATAATACTATTTACCTTTCATTAATATCCATTTAATTATTTTTTTTATTAAGAAATTTTTAACATACAGTATAATTATATATAGAATGAAAAATTTTGACAAAATTATAAGTAAAGCCAGTACACAATTATTAGAAGATAATCAAAATCCTGTTATTGACAAAGCAGTAGAAGATATTAGAAATGCTATTACTAGTAGCGGAAAAGCAAATTCAAATCCAAATGCAAAGGCACTTGCTTCTAAATTATTTGACACACCAGAAGGTACGACAAATGATCCTTTACACAGTGCTTTTGATAAATTAAAAAATAACCCAGAAAATCCAAATCTATCTGCAAAAGAATTAGAAACTTTTTTATCCGTTGCTGCCAAGTTAAAACCAACCGAAACACCAATTGACAAACAAGAAGCAAAACAAGGAGAAAGTCCAAATACATATCAACAATCGGGAACAAAAACATCACAACAAACATCACAGCAACCAAACGGAAAACAATACAACCCTTTAAATCAGCCGAGTGCTTAGTAATTATTACTGATGCGTAATAAACCTCGATCAAAAGCGAAGCCTTTGGAAAGTAAAATTGAAACATCTTCCGAAGACACCTCTCCATATGTTTTTCAACGTGATAAAATTAAATTTGACTTAACAGTTAAAGAATTACCGTGGACGAATAGACAAAAGGAAATAATAAAAACGTTTTTAGATAAAAAAACAAAAGTATTGTTGCTGAAGGGTCCGGCAGGAACGAGTAAAACTACCTTGGGAATGTATTGCGGTCTTACTCTTTTAAATATGAGAAGAGTTTCTGATATGGTTTTAGTTAGATCGGCGGTTGAATCATCAGATTCTAAGCTGGGATTTCTACCGGGTGATATTGCGGAGAAATTTAATGTTTATTTGACTCCTTTTCATGATAAATTTCAAGAATTATTGAATAAATCCTTGATAGATAAGCTAGAAAAGGATAATAGACTAACAATATGTCCTATAAATTTTGCAAGAGGACTTCATTTTTCGGCAAAATTTGTATGTGCAGATGAAGTTCAAAACTTTTCTAAACGAGAAATACATACTCTTATGAGCAGAATTGGAGAATTTTCAAAAGTTTTTTTATGTGGTGATCCAGAACAAAGTGATTTACCATTTGGAAAATCAGGATTTGATAAAATTTATAATCTCTTCAATAATGAAGAATCTAAAGAACATGGAATTTTTTGCATGGAGTTAACCGAAGAAGATATCGTTCGTTCAGAACTTTGTAAATATATAACACACAAATTTAAAGAATTAATTGCAAATGAACAACCAAAAGACACTTGGAGACCATCGGATGGTAAGTAAGTAAATAAGACATGAATAATACTACATCATATAATACAGTTACAAACAGGCCGATTGCTTGCACTTTTTGCGGAGCAAATGTTAGTGGTCAAGTATCTCCCATACAAAACCAGCAAACAAAAGAAACAGAAAACGTCTGTAGATGGGTTTGTTCCAGATGTGGAAATTTAGTCAAAGTTGGAAGAGTAAACTAAAATGAACTTCGAAGAAACACTTGAA